GTCAGCGACCTCCACAAGGGGCGGACGCCGAGTTTATCCACGATGGATAAAGTCAAGGCATTCATGCAGGCGAATGATCGGGTCTCTGCGGAGAGCGCGGCGTGATTATGCTTGGCATCTTCTGGGTGGCCATCATTGAGGCCTCGATAGATCTCATGCTCGAGCCGATCTTCGATGCAATCGCTGAGCACGAGTACGAACTCGCCGTTGCGAGGTTCTCATGACGAACATCACCTTTGAAAAATTGAGCCGGACTGCGGCGACGGGGAATCCTCCGCAATCCGGCTCTCTTGGCGAGGGAACGCAATACAATCCGCACGCCGAAATCCTCTTACCTGCGGGCTCTATCGCCTCGCCGGTACAAATTCTCAAATCTCTCAATTTGACGCAGGCCGTGCTCGATGGCCTTGCGGCGATCTTCTGGGTTTTCTTTCTCGCTGCGCTGTTCGGGAGTTTGCCGCTCGCCGTCGCGCTGATGGTCCTTGGAGCTTTCTAGATACCTACAGACATTGCGGGTTGCAGCCCCAATGCTGATGAAACTGAACTCTTCGTTTTCGTTGTCTGCCTTCATGAGCGCATTCAATCATGAAGGGTTTTTGGGATGTTGTCGGATCAGGTCAAAAAAGTGATGGATCAGGTCATAGATTGGAAATCGGAGATCGGCGCCATCGCCGGCCCTTTTCTCCCTCACGACACGAAATTGTCCTGGCTTGCGCGGGCGGCGCGGAAGTGCGGGATCACCTTACGGCATGTTCAATCGATCTATTACGGGCGCGTTAAAGACCCGAAGTTCAGTGTTGCGTCGAACATCCTGAGTGCCGCCGATAAGGCCAGAATAGAGGAAGCACGACGCAATGTGGAGATGGTCACGCGGTTTGTTCGTCAACACGCTGAGGGGCTTAAGGCCGTCGACGCGGATCTATATCGCGACCAAATTGACGAGTTGGTCCGTGAAGCTGGCCGGCTTGGCTCGCGAGATAGCGCCTGAAATCAAACATGGGGGAGACGATGGAAGAGAGTAGGCAGTTTGTTGCGTACCAAGAGACCATTCGCGCCAGGAATGTGCGTTCATGCGATGCACTGCTATCGCGGCTGGTTAGGTTTCACGGCGACGCCTTCGTAAAGGTTGAGCCGGTCATCGTGATTGAGGCGGCGCCCGAGCCGGCTCCTGTGCTCCCGGCCGCGCTCGAACTGACAGTTCCGCCACTGGCCGATTGCGTGACAGAGCTCGAAGAGCAGGGGCCACGCAAGCCGACCATCAAGGAAATCCGGAAATGCGTCTCCAGGCATTTCAAGATTTCCCTGGATGACATGGATTCGCAGCGGCGCCTCGCCGGAATCGTCCTGCCCCGGCAAGTCTCGCACTATCTGGCAAAGAAACTGACCAAGCACAGCTTGCCCGAGATCGGCAGGCGGTGTGGGGGCAAGGACCACACCACGATCCTGAACAGCGTCAAGAAAATCACCGCTCGGATGCAATCCAATCCGAAACTCGCCGAGACCATCGCAACGTTGGAGGCACAATTCCAATGACGCCACTCCATTTCATCGTGACCCGTATGAAGCGCCTGCCGCTCCGTCACCAGGCTACACACCTCAAGGCCTTGATCGACGCGGAGAAGCCCAGAAGCATTCGCCGCGGCGATCTCGAGGCCATGCTGAAGGACGTCAGGACGCGACTTATCCGCAAGGAGAACCGCGCCGCATGATCGCAAAGCTCGCATATTTGACGACGCCGGGGCCTGACCGCTTCGTCCTCAACATCCAGCCATTCGGTTCTGACGATCTCATGCGTTTCGAGATCGCCAAGGCCCATCTCGCCAATATTCTGATCGACGGCGCCGCGTTGGCCCTGCGTGAGTACAGTTCAAACCGCGTTCAACCCACCACAACCACGGAGAACGCACATGGCGACGATCGGCGACAACAGCCAGCTTAAATCCATTCTGGAGCGGATCAACCGGCTCGAAGATCAGAAGAAGGAGGTCAGCCAAGACATCACCGAGGTGTACCTGGAGGCCAAGGGCAACGGCCTGAATCCGAAGGCCCTTCGCGTGATCGTCCGCAAGCAGCGCGCCGACGCCAAGAAGGCCGCCGAGTTACAGGCTGACGTTGACGCCTATATGGCTGCGCTGGGGATGGCATGACGAAACCAGTCCATGTTTATGTGATCGGACGGCCAGCCGGACCCGTCAAGGTTGGCGTCTCAGTCAATCCGGGCTCGCGCGTGCTCGAGCTCCAAACCGGTTGTCCATTCCACCTTGAGCTATTGGCGTCCTTTGAGTTCAAAGATCGTCTGGACGCGATGCGTGAGGAGGCATTCTTCCACGAATGCTACGAGCATGTTCGATTGACCGGCGAGTGGTTTGACCTCGAGGCGGACTTAGCCGTCGAAGGGCTTGAGGGCAATATCGACATGCGCGCACATTTTGCGAGTCGCGCCGCATGATCCTGACGCCGAAGAACTGGAAATCATTCCAGCACTACAAAGACCGCGCCCCGGCCTGGATCAAACTCCACAAGGGCTTGCTGGACGACTTCACGTTCGCGCGCTTGCCGCTTGCTAGCAGGGCGCTAGCGCCGATGCTTTGGCTGCTAGCAAGCGAGTACGAGGACGGCGGAATTACTGCTTCGCTTGAGGAGATCGCCTTCCGGCTGCACATCAGCGAAGGTGACCTTTCTGCAGCGCTAAACCCTTTAATTGATGCAGGTTTCTTTGTTGCTAGCGAAGCGCTAGCAGAACCGGAGCAAGATGCTATCCTAGAGAAGAGGGATATAGGTAAGAGAAGAGAAGAGATAGATTCCGACGCTAGCGCGCCGGAGGAAAAATATTCGCGGAAGAAAATCTCAAAACCTCTCCCCGATGGATACACGCTTCCGGAGCAGGTTCGCACCTATGCCGCGGGTCTAGGCCTCTCGAGTAGCGAAATCGCTCGAGAGCACACGAAGTTCTGCAACCACGCCAAACAGACCGACCGGCGCTGTGCGGAGTGGGGGCCGGCGGAAGAAACCTGGATGATTGGCGCGGCTGAGCGGCTTGGCAAAAGCCCTCCCTCGAGCGGGAATGTGCCACCAAACTGGAATGTCGTGCTCGAGCTGTACAAGCGCACGGGTCATTGGTCGCGATGGGCCGGGCCTGATCCGGATTCTCCGGCCTGCGCAGCGCCTCGAGATTTGCTCGAGAGGTATGGCATCCCGCCGCCACCAGACCCTGAACCGCCATCAAGGACCATGCAATGATCCGCGATCCCTCAGACGGCACAGTGCGAGAAATACCAAAATCAGCCCCGCAACAAACGGCGACTCAGAATAACGCTGAGCGTGTGCCAAGCAGTGATGCCGCACTTTGCGGGGCTGATACCGGCCTTCGCCAGCCGACCAGGACAGACGCGCAACAGCGGCTGGAGAAGGCGCGGGAATGGCTCAAGGACTATCACGCGAAGAAGGAACGGGAAAATGCACGGGGCAGCAATGACACGGAACATTCGACGGACGGGCGTGCGGGCGACAATGAAGGGGAAGGTCAATCCTGACTACGCGGCAGCCGTGGTCGGAATTCCGACTTCGGAACGGCTTGCTAAGGCTTCCGGCCACTTCACGGTTGGCGACGACAAGCAGGGCACGCGGATCTACCATTTTCACGACGCGACCGTAGACCGCCTCTACAGCCGCCTTGCGCGGGCCAGCCGTGGCCGTGGAGAGGAGGAAACCGTTCGGGCTGAGTATCTGGCCCTCCAACGCTACAAGCACCACTGGCACCACTCTGGACTCGAGGTGAGCGTCGGCAGCGTTGACCTCAACCGCATCTTCGCTCCGGATTCGCCCGGCATGAACGGGATGCCCAAGACCGAGCGCCAAGCGCATCATCGCCGGCAGTATCGGGAAGCCCGCGATCTGCTCGGCTGGAAACCGCACATCGTCGTCGAAAACGTAATGTGCGCGGAAACCTCGCTCGAGGTCGCCGGCTGGGCGATCGGGTCGTTCACGTCGCGGACTGGGGCTCGGGACGGCGCCGAGAAGATCCTTCGGGAGAGTGCGCGGAAGCTGGCAAAGCTGTGGGGGATTTCGTGATGAATGACCTTGTGAGGTACTTTATCGGATCGGTCATGGTCGCGTTGGGATCGATCTCGGTCGGATACGGCGTCGGCATGATGTGGCGGTCGTGGCTCAATGTGAGGGGGATATCGTGAGCAGTTTGCGGGATACCCTTGGCGACGCAGCTCGCCCGCTTCTGATGCGCCTAGATGGGCCCATGCCCATGTTCGCCACGCTTTCTCGCCAAGAGCAGGACGATGTTCTGGACGGCAGATGCGTGTACCGCCAACACGAGCACACCGTAATTCTGGATTACACAAGAAAATGGGGACGTGGGTAACACGGGCTTGTCAACCCGTCAGGAATATGCCCAAATCAGACATCATCCTGATTTGCGTCGCCCGCCAGCTAAACAGCTCGGCGGGTTTCGCTTTTCTTGGCTGACGTTTCCTCCCTGACTTCCTCCGCCCGGCGCTGGTCCCCCACGCGCTGGGCCCTTTTCTTTCACAGGCCGCTGCGGCGGTCGCAGGAGATCGAAAATGTATAGAGAAATTCGCGTTCGCCCCGTCGTTCGCTACATCATCACCGAATACCATCATGACGAAAATTCCGCTGGGTCCCAAGGAGTCAGCGCAGAGTTTTCAAACGTCCATGACGCCAACAAGATTGCGGAGATGCTGGCCGAACCAGGCGTTGTGTTCGAGCCTGCTCGCGGTCTGAAGATCGATTGGCAGCGCGGCCCAGGTGAGCCGAGGGACGCCATCAAGTGGGTGCTCTCGGAGGAGAGCATCCGCTCCAATCTGTCCGAGACCCCCGTGCGCACCCCGTCAATCTGTGAAGGGAAACCGCTGTGATGAGCCCCGAAACTCTGGAATTCATCGCCCACGAGCTCTCCAAGCCGCTCCCGAAGGGCAAGAAGCGTCGTGTCTGGCTCAAGGCCAAGGACGGCGAAGTCATCGTCGATAGCCGGCTGTGATCCTCCTCCAAGTCACCATCTCCCCAGCCTTCGAATACGTCGAGGCATGGTTCTGGCCGGTCATGACAATCGTCGCCTTCGGCCTCGGCTGTATCACTGGCTGGATCGTTCGGCGCGGTTGAACTGAAATCAAACAATCAAACGAATTCAAATGACCCGTGGTGGAGCACGCAAGGGCGCTGGACGTAAGCCAGGATCGGCCACTCGCCTGAACCAAGAGGCGAGAGAAAAGGCGCTGGCGGATGGCGTGAGCCCGCTGAGCTACATGCTCAGCGTATTGCGCAATGAGCAGTTGGACCGCGACACCAGGATGGACGCTGCCAAGGCTGCCGCCCCTTATGTGCACGCCAAGTTGGCCGCTGTCGAACATTCTGGGTCAATTGGGGTCAAGAGCGCTCGGGAAGTAACCGACGATGAACTTGCGAATATCGCCGCAGGAAGCAGCGAAGGAGCTTCTGAATCGCCGGTCGATAAGGCGCAGCTTAACTGATTGGTGCCGCTATGCTGGTTTCGAGCCGGCGGCGCATCATCGCCTTTTGATCCAGAAGCTCGAGCAGGTTGCTCTTGGCAAGATTGATCGGCTGGCTGTTTTTATGCCGCCTGGTGCGGCCAAGTCGACCTATTCGAGCATTCTTTACGCCCCTTGGTATTTTGCTCAGCATCCTGCTCACTGCGTCATTGCTGCTTCGCATACTGCGGAGCTTGCGGAAAAGTGGGGCAGGCGCGTTCGCAATCTGCTTGCTGAACATAGCCTAGTTCTTGGAGTTGGTCTTGCGCCTGATAGCCAAGCTGCCGGACGGTGGGAGACTAATTCTGGAGGCGAATATTTCGCGGCCGGCGTCGGAGGCGCTGTGGCAGGACGACGAGCTGATCTGGTTGTCATCGACGATCCGATCCGTAGCCGAGAAGATGCTGATTCAGAGACCATCCGTGACAAGACATGGGATTGGTACAAATCAGACCTTTACACTCGACTTAAGCCGGGCGGACGGATTGTCCTGATCCAAACGAGGTGGCATGAGGATGATCTGGCTGGCCGTTTGCTGGCCGACATGCAGGCCGGCGGGGACCGCTGGGAAGTTATTTCGCTACCGGCCTTGGCTGAGGAGGACGACCCGCTCGGACGCTCTGTAGGGCAACCGCTGTGGCCTGAGTGGGAAGACGAAGACAACCTGGACCGCAAGCGCCGCGCGGTCGGGCCTCGGGATTGGTCAGCGCTTTACCAGCAGCGGCCGGCGCCGGAAGACGGCGACTACTTCAAGAAGGAATGGTTGAGGCCATATGACATCGCGCCAGATAGGGGACTTCTCCGGATCTATGGCGGGTCTGATTATGCGGTCACCGCTGATGGTGGAGATTACACCGTCCATGTTGTTGTGGGCCTCGACCCTGATGGTCGCATGTTTTTGCTGGACCTTTGGCGAAAGCAAGCGGCGTCCGATGAATGGGTTGAGGCGTTCTGCCAGCTCGTAAAGAAATGGAAGCCCCTCGGCTGGGCTGAGGAAACGGGCCAGATCAAGTCTGGTGTTGGCCCGTTTATTGATCGGCGCCAGCGCGAGCTTGGCGCGTATGTGTTCCGTGAGCAATTCCCGACCAGGGGCGACAAGGCGATCCGCGCTCAGTCAATCCGCGGTCGCATGGCGCTGGAAGGTCTGCACGTTCCGACCAAGGCTGAGTGGTACCCGGCGCTGCGGTCTGAGCTGCTGAGCTTCCCCGCCGGCAAGCATGACGACCAGGTGGATGCGCTCGGCCTCGTCGGCCAGTTGCTGAACAAGATGTCGCTCGGCGTTCGCCCTGTCGAGCCTGAGAAGCCCAAGAACGTGACGGGCTACAAGACCACCACTGGTGGATCAACCGCTGACGATTGGAAAACCTTCTAATGGCAGTTCCAGCATATCAAGCGCCGTGCCGGCCCAATGACTACGGGTTCCGAAACGGGAAGCCCACGAAGTAAATGCAGACCCTTCCTGTCCCCACACAGCAGGCTATGCCCGCTGGTCGCAGCTCCGCGCCTGCGATCGACCAGGGCAGCGATGAGGACTATTACGACATCACGCGCCTGCGCCGGCAGTGGAACGATTGGGCCTCTGCAAAGGACGCCGAAGGCCGCGAGATGGTCGAGTCTCGCCACTATTACCACGGCGACCAGTGGACCGAGACGGAGATTGCTGCCCTTCGGCGCCGGAAGCAGCCGGTTGTCACATCCAACCGGATTGTCCGCAAGATCGACGCCGTTGTTGGCCTGGTCGAGCGGCTGAGGCAAGATCCAAAGGCATATGCGCGCACGCCCAAGCATGACGAGGGCGCCGAGCTCGCCACGGCCACGCTACGGTTTGTGCTCGATAACAACGACTGGAAATCCAAGTCATCCCGCATTGCTCGGGCTGGCGGCATCGACGGCATTTCCGGCATTGAATACGATTTGGTGCCGGGTGATGAGGGCGACCCCAGCCTGGAAATGCATATCGCCTATGGAGATGGGTTCTTCTACGACCCTCGCTCAGTTGATGAGGGCTTCACCGACGCCCGTTACCTCGGCATAGCCAAGTGGGTTGATCTCGAGCAAGCCAAGGAGATGTTTCCGAAGAAGGCCGACGAGATCGATAGCCTGATGGAGTCGGGCGCCGATCAAACGGCTGTTGTTGAGACCGACCGGTCCCGAAACTGGATCAACACCAACGAGAAGAAGGTCCGCTTGGCGGATCATTGGTACATCCGCGGCGGCAAATGGCGCTGGTGCATGTATATCGGAACGGTGATGCTCATGCAGGGCGTCTCCCCGTTCATTGACGAGAAGGGCAAGACCTTCCCGCGGTATCGGATGTTCTCGGCCTCGGTTGACCATGACGGCGACCGCTATGGCTTCGTGCGCAACCTGAAGAGCCCGCAGGACGAGGTCAACCATCGTCGCTCCAAGGCGCTGCATCTGCTCAATACCCGGCGCGTTGTATCCGAGAAGGGCGCCGTTGACGACATTGAGGTGGCGCGGCGCGAATGGGCAAAGCCTGACGGATGGGTGGAGACGAATCCGGGCCTGAAGATGGAGCCCGACCAGTCGGCCATCGCGGACTTCAAAGGCCAACTGGAAATGCTCCAGGAGGCCAAGAACGAAATCGAGAACTTCGGTCCTAACCCGGCTTTGATCGGGCAAGGGTTGGAAGATAGCTCCGGTCGCGCCATTCAGTTGTTGCAGCAGGCCGGCATCGCAGAGCTTGGGCCGTATCTGACGGCCTATAAGAATTGGAAGCTGCGGGTTTACCGCGACATCTGGAACATCATCCAGCGCTATTGGACGGCAGAGCGCTGGATTCGCGTGACTGACGATCAGAACGTGGCCCAGTTCTTCCAGATCAATAAGCAGGGCCTCGACGAATACGGCCGTCCTGCGATCGTGAACGCTATCGGCTCGCTGGATGTGGATATCATCATCGACGAGGGTCCGGACGCGGTCAATATGCAGGGCGATAGCATGATGGTGCTTCAGTCGCTCGGCCCGCAGTTCATGGCGCAGTTCCCGGATATCGCGCTTGAGCTGTCACCGCTGCCCAATTCGGTCAAGAAGCCGATGCTGGACAAGATCAAGGCGAAGCAGGAAGCCCCGCCGCCGCCCGATCCGAAGGTGATGGCGCTCCAGGCCAAAGCACAGTTGGACGCTCAGACGGCCCAGCGCGAGGACCAGAGGGCCACGGCTCAGCAGCAGCAGGATATGGCGATGCAGGCCCGTCAGCAGCAGCTCGACGAGCAGATTGCCATGATGGACGCGCGCCTTGAGCAGCAGAAGGCGGCGAACGAGATCGAAATTCAGCGGATGAAGGCCGCGGCTGACATCCAGATCGAGCGCATCAAGGCGGCCAACAAGGCCCGGCTCGACCAGGAAGCGCACGCAAACAATATGGACCTCGCTCGAGACAAGGCCGCACAGCAGGCTCAACTCGCGAAGTCCAAGCCGCAGCCTGCATAATTTTTGGGTGCAGCGCGCCCGCCCGATCTGGAAGTGGTTAGCCAGATCGGGAAGCTATCGCACGAACCGGCGAAATAGGTTCAGGACTACATCGCACGCCTGAGCGACATCAGGCACCACGTATGCGCCACGAAACGGCGAAAAGGTGAAGACCATGAGTGATGTTGACCAAGGACCAAGCGACGACGAACTGTTCAACGAAGCCGTCTCGGATGAAACGCCGGATGCCCCGGTCGTAGCCGAGCAGGCGGAACAGCCTGTCAGGGATGAAGCTGGCAGGTTCGCCAAGAGGGAAGAGCCGGAAGCGGCTGAAGTGGTTGCAGAGACGCCGGCCGAAAAGCCGGTCGTTGATGACAACGCTTCCCATGTCCCTTCGTGGCGTGTTCGGGAGATCAACGAGGAAAAGCGCGCGGCGCTTGCTGAACTGGAAGCCTTGCGGGCGGAACGTGCCCAATGGCAGCGCCAGCAGCAGCCCCAGCCGCAGGTCCAACAGCCTGAGAAGGTTGCCAAGCCTGATCCTCTGCTCGATCCGGAAGGCTATGCCAGAAGCGTTCGTGACGAAATCCGCGAGGAGATTCTGAACGAGCGCCGCGAGGAAAGCCTTCAGAGGGCTGCTGAAGCCCATCCCGACGAGTTCAAGGAAGCCTATGCCGCCGCACAGCGGGCCGTTGATCCGGCGCTCAGAGCCAGGATGCAGCAGTCCCGCGACCCCGGCAAAACGCTTCTCGAATGGCATCGTGACAACAAGGTCAAGGCTGAAGTCGGCCACGACCCGAACGCTTGGCTCGAAAAGAAGCTCGAGGAACGTCTTAACGACCCCGCCTTCCTCCAGAAGGCGATCGAACGTTCCAAGGGCGCAAGTCAACAGCCTGATGGTCGCCCCCGTGTTGAACTTCCACCCTCGCTGAACGGTGCAAGCCGTTCGAACGCATCGCTGAAGCCGTCCAACGACGACCTCTCCGATGATGAACTGTTCCGAGATATTGCCGGCTGATCTGCTCTCACTGGTTGACGAAAACACCCGCCCTTGTGGCGGGTTTTTCTTTGCCGGTTTGGCGTGAGGCCATCAACAGAAAGGTAGCGGCCAATGGCCCTCACTACGAACCATCCGAACAATGAACTGATCAAGTTCCGTCGCAATGTCGCGACCGACTTCCTTCGTGCCTCCCGTCTCGATCCCTTCATGGGCTCGGACCCGACCAATCCCATCATCCGCATGTCGGATCTTGCCGGCGACGGGAAGGAAATCCGCATCCCGCTCGTGACGCAGCTCACCGGCAACGGTACGGGCGTCGGTACGCTGGTCGGCAACGAAGAGACGCTGGATGCCTACGGCATGCCGATGTGGGCCGACTGGGCTCGTAACGCGGTCGCGAACAACCGTGCTGCGAACAAGGAGAATTCGTTCTCCGTCCAATCGACCGCGCAGAGCCTGCTTCGTGGCTGGGCTCGTCGCATCGTCCGCGACGACCTCGTGGATGCCTTGCTGTCGATCCCGACCTCCCAGATTCAGGCTGGCCGGTTCACTTCGCCGGGCAATCGTGTCAACGGCATCAAGTGGTCGGCGGCGACCGCCGGCAACAAGAACTCGTGGGTGACCGCGAACGTTGACCGCGTGGTGTTCGGCTCCGTGATTGCGAACTACTCGACCACGTTCGCAACTGCGGTCGGCAATGTCGATTCCACAAACGACAAGATGACCGCGGCTGTCGGCTCGCTCATGAAGAATGTGGCGCAGCAGACCGGCGTTTCGGCGTCCAACCCCGGCGTCTACAACGGCAAGCCCAAGATCAATCCCTTCCAGATCAAGGGCTCCAACAACGACCAGGAATGGTATTTGTGCCTGCTCGGCTCGCGTGGCATGCGCGATCTGAAGGCCGATCCGACCATGTACCAGGCCAACCGCGACGCTCGCGAGCGCGAGTCCAGCCCGACCACGAAGAACCCGATCTTCACGGGCGGCGGCCTCGTCTACGACGGCGTGTATTACCTGGAGATCCCGGAGATCACCCAGCGCCTGCTCCTGACTGGCGTCGGCGCCGGCTCGATCGACGTCGAGCCCGTGTTCCTGCTCGGTCAGGGCGCGCTTGGCTACGTCATGGGCCAGATGCCCCGTCCGACCCGCCGCGATGAAACCGACTACGACTTCATCAAGGGCATCGGCATCGAGGCGCAGTATGGCGTCGGCAAGATCGCCAAGGCTCCCCAGTCTGTCGGCTCGGCGGCCACGGTCGGCGACCTCATCGATTGGGGTATGGTGACAGGCTTCGTTAGCGGCGTCGCCAACGCCTGATCCAACTGAGCGGCCTTCGGGCCGCTCTTTCCTTCTCATCATCATCAAAGGAGTTGGCAGATGGCCACTCGAATTGGTTATACCCAGCCCCAAGCTGGTCTCTTGGGCGAAGCTCGCACCCAGAAGGTTCTGGGCGGCGCAATCGCCGTCACCGTTGCGGACAACGTCACCGGCAACAACGTTGCGCTACTGCGTGCTCCGGCAGGCTTCGTCGTCACTGGCGTTTATCTGGCGTTGACCGACATCGACAGCGGCACCGCGGTTCTGGTGACGTTGGGTGATAGCGGTAGCGGCGCGCGCTTTGTCGCTTCGACCAATATTGGTCAGGCCGGTGGCTCAACTACCACGCTCGCCGCGACTGGTCTCTATTACCAGTTCCCGGTCGATACCGACATTCTGCTGAACTTCGCGACCCAGTCGGGAACGCCAGTTGCCGGTACGGCGACGGCATATCTGACCGGCTTCGTCGGCGGCTGAAAAACAACCAACTGGAGAATTGCAATGCGCAAAGCAACTGCGACCTACAACGCCCCCGATGGCGACAGCAAAGTCGTTGTGATGGGCGGCGTGACGTTCAAGGACGGTGAGCTCGTCGAGCTCAACACCGACGATCATGGCCATATGATCGGAAAACTTCCTGGCAATCCTCATTTCGATATCGAGATGGGCGAGGAGGTCGCACCCAAGCGCAAGCCGGGGCGTCCTTCCAATGCTGAGAAGGCTGCCGAAGCCACGACTGATCCCGTCGTCTGATGTCAAAGACACGTTCCGACATTCAAAAGAAAGCCCTCGACATTCTTGTCGGGGGCGATGTCGGCGCGAGCATGTCCGATGAGGACGCGACGGCGCTTGACGGGTACATTGATAGTGTCGTGGCCGAGATCAACGAGGATGGCACGACCTACATTGCCGATCCCGACGACCTCGACGACAGCCTGTTCCTGACATTCAGCAAGCTGGTCGCGAATGCTGCTGCGGAAGAGTTTGGGGGCAAGTCTGACGAGAACGTGGCGCAGCAGTTGCGCAACCGCATCCGTGTGATCACGCGCCAGACGCCCGGCTATGGACCTCAGGAGGTCGAATACTTCTGATGGCGACCAAGGGCGGATCGATTCATATACCGTTCCCATTGAGTTCGTCGCCGGGGGCATCAGGTCAGGAAAGCGCGGGCCGGCTGATCAATTGCTATGCTGAGCCGCTCGGCAAGGATATTGGCGCACAGAAGGGTTTTGCTCCGCCGAAAGTCGTTTGGCGAAAATCTCCCGGTCTGCCCCAGTTCTGCGCGTCCACGCAGACAGGTTTCCGCGGTGGCTTGCTGGTCGGGAGCGCGCTCTATACGGCTTGGAGCGGGAAGGCGGCCACCTACACCTCAGGCGGCGTCGAAACCGTCCTGACGGGCACGCTGAACGGTACGGAAAAGGTATTCTGGGCTCGCAACAACAAGAGCCCGACGCCTGATGTGGTTTGCGTGGCTCCTGGTACCGGTGCGTTCTCGGTCTCGTCGAGCGCGGTCATTTCGTTCGCTGATCCTGATATCGGAACGCCAAACAGCGTGTTCGATATGGACGGATTTTTCATCTTCACTTATGGCGATGGTACGATCCAGGCATCTGGCCTGAACGATGTGACGATCAACACCTTGGACAGAACCAAGGAGCAGGCCAAGCCAGGCGGATTGATCCGGGGCCTTCGGTTCAATGGCCAAGCATACGTCTGGGGGCCGACTTTCGGCGCGGTCTACACGAATACCGCGCAACCGACTGGCTTCCCGTTCACGCGCTCCTATGTGATCCAGCGCGGCTTGCTGAGCCCGTATGCGGTCGCTGGGCATGAAGACGGCTTTGGATCGGCGCTGATCTGGGTCGCGGACGACAACAGCGTGGTGCAGCACAATGGCACGCCGAACCCGCTAAAGATATCGCCGCCGGATCTGGATCGTCTGATCGCCGCGGTGACGGACAAGACGACGCTAGAAGCCTCGGTCTACATCTCGCAGGGGCATCCGAAATGGGTGCTTTCTTGCCCGGCCTTCACCTGGGAATTCGACCTCGGTAGCCAGAAGTGGAACGAGCGAGCCAGCTACCAACAGACGCGGTGGCGCGCGGTTAGTGGCATCTCGGCCTTTGGGAAGTGGATCACGGGCGACACGCAGGGAGGCCGGCTGCTCTATGTAAGTGAGCAGTCCTACGACGAGAAGGGCAATCCGCTGGCCTTCCAGATCGAAAGCGGGCCGGTTCTGAATTTCCCGAACCGAACGAAGGTTGCTCGAGCTGACTTCAATTTCGTGGTCGGGGTGGGGCAGGCGACGGGGCAAGACCCGATCGCGACAGATCCCAGCGTCGGTATCTCTTGGTCGGACGATGGCGGGATTACCTGGAGCCAGGAATTCATCCGCAAGCTCGGCCGGCAGGCGACGCCACAACGCGTCACGATGCTGCGCACGGGGATGACGGGCGCGCAGGGGCGGCGCTGGCGGTTGCGTATTAGCGACCCCATCTACGCCGCGTTCATGGGTGCCACTCAAGACACGCAATTGAGGAATCACTGATGTCCGCGTTCCCAGGAAAAGACGTTCCTGTCATCGATCAGGCGACGGGAACGATGAATCAAACCTGGTACGACTGGTTTCAGTTTCATCAGAAGCTGGCGCAGCTACCGGACGTATCAACGACGGCGCCGACCAATGGTCAGGTGCTTATTTATAACTCTACCACGAAGCTTTGGACTCCGGGAGCCAACTGATGGGTCTGTTCGATCTATTCTCGAATGACACCGCTGAAAATGCGCGGGACATGGCCAATGCGGGAGCTCGCGCGGGATACAGCCAGCTTTCAGATCTCTACGGGCAGGGCCGCGGTGCGCTCACATCGAACTATGGCGACGCAAAAAACCTCTATACGGGCCTCATCAATTCGACCAGCGCTGGAGCGAATGCCTACGGAGACGTGAGCGGTGCAAATGGCGTCGAAGGGCTCCAGCGAGGCACTGATCTCTTCAAGAATTCAGGACAGTACGGCGTCTATGGCGTCGGCTTGAACGAAGGACTTCAGGCGCTCCAGCGCACTCATGCAGCGGCCGGAAACCTGTCGAGTGGAAACGCTGACACCGATGCGATTAAGTACGCTCAGGATCAGGCCAGCAAAGCCTACGGGCAGTTTGCAGCCGGCCTTCAACCTTATCTCGGCGCAAATTCGAATGCTGTTACTGGGGCGGCTGGCGTCGATGTTGGACTTGGTAACGCATTGAACTCCTCTTACACCAACCAGGGCAACGCCGCGAACACCACCCAAACCACAATCGGCAACAACAATGCTGCGGCCGAGATGAATAACTACAAGGTCGGCGCGAACCAGTTGAACGGACTTATGGGGCTTGGAAGTCTGGCGATGGGCGGCCTTGGCGGCGTCGGCGGGTTGGGTGGGTTGACGGGCGGGTTCGGTGGAACAGGTTTTAGCCTTGGCCCGACTTCTGTTGGTGGCGCGCCGGTAAGTGGCGGCCTCTTCAGCATGTTTGGATAAGGGCTAAAAATGGCAGATATCGCGCAGCTCCTCGCGAACGCCGCTGATACAAAGGCGGACTTCGACTTTGGCAAGCTCAACAAGAGCTATTGGGAAGGCCAAGATCAGTACGCCAAGAACCAGTTGCGCGATGCATTCAGAGAAGGCGTTCCTCTCGGTCCCGATGGCCAGCCCGACTTTGCCGCGATGGCCAAGACGCTGTTTCAGAGGGGCGGGCTAGAGCAGGGCGTTGCGGCAGCCAACCTCGATGTCAGTCGGCAGCAATTGGCTGCAGGTCAGAGGGATAGAGCCATATATGCCGGAGGTGGCGGTGGCCAGCCGGTATTGCCGCCGTCTGCGAACCGCAGCGCCTCAGAGCCCGTTGCTCCTCCGCTCAATCGTGGGGGAGTGCAGTCTGGTGGCCAACCTGGGCGTACCGCCACGTTGGGACAGGTACTAACGGCACAGAACATCCCGAACGATCAGCTCGGACGCGCGAGCGAATCGATCGCGCGTCAGCTTGGTTTTTCTGACCCAAATCAGCCGTTTGATCCCAATGATCCCCAAATTCGCAACGTGCTTGTGCCGGCCATCCAGCAGTTGAAGCGGATGGGCATCGGCCAAGTCGTGCAGCAGCAGCCTCAGACTGTGCAGGCCGTTCCCCCGCAGCAGCAAGCCCCCGCTACGGCCCAAGTCGCGCCGGATTTCAATTCGCGATTTAGTGCCGCCCGGCCGGGTCAGGCGGATGCTGAACTGGCGCGGCTGCGGTATCTTTCCGGCAGCACCGACAAGGGAACGGCAGAAGCCGCACGAGCTGAATTGAAAATTAGGCTGGAAAGTCAGCAGCCGACCAACACGGTTAAGGAATATAATCAGGCTGTCAGCCAAGGGTTCAAGGGTACATTTGAGGACTGGCAGAATCGCACAGACGAAAACACCACGCAGCGCGATATCCTGACCAAAAGCATCCTGCCGCGTATTGATAAGTCGCAGGAAACGGCGACGGCTGCACGGGACGATATTGACTCCATCCATCGGGCGCGTGCTGAGTTGGATAAGCCCGGCGGAATCATCAACGGTGCGTTTGCGGATAAGAGACTGTTCCTCGCCAAGGCCGCTAATCTTCTCGGCGTTCCGAACGCCGACAAAATCAACAACACAGAGGCCTATGGCGCTGCCATCGGCCAGCGTGTTGCGTCTATGGTCAAGGCTTTCGGAAGCGGAACGGCCATCTCGGACGGCGACAGGCGGTTCGCGGCGGCAATGGCTGGCGGCAATATCGAGTTGGACGAGAAGTCCATGCGCCGCATTCTCGATATCGGCGAGAAGGCCGCGCGGGGTAAGATCGACTATCACAACGCCTCTGTTGACAAGGTGGTGAACGCCAACGAGGCGCTGAAGCCAGCGCGCGATACCTTTATCGTCAAATCTCCTGATGCATATCAAAAGGCGGCAGCGCCAGACCCCTATGAAAAAGCACGCGATGCAATCTCAAAGGGCGCCCCGCGCGATGCTGTCATGCAGCGGCTTCAGAAGGCGGGATTTGACCCGACGAAGCTGTAATGTCTGATCTGGATTTCTCGGACCTTATCCCGTCTCAAGCGGCGCCCGCTTCGGCTGGCAGCGGGGATCTGAGTTTTGATGATCTGGTCCCGCAAAAGTCAAATGTGCCCGCAGCCATAGCCGACGTCCCAACAGAGATCAGCAATGCTGCCTCTGAAAACATTGCGGCGATGAGGAAGGGTCTGACACCTTCTGGGCAAGGTACTAGGGGGTTCCTGGAACGTTCCGGTGATCTCGCTAGGGGTATCGCCGGCATTCCGGGACTGGTGCTTTCGCCAGTCACGGGCGCTGTACGGTCTGTCGGTGGTCATCTTATGGCCGACGCTGAGCATGCAGTCGGCACGTTAATCGCGCCTGAAATCGCTGCAAAAGATGATCGTCAGAAGATGTACGAGACGGCCAAAGGCGACGTTGATTTGGCAATGTCCGGCGCGCGCGCGGCGGCACCGAAGCCGGCCACCGTGGCGACTCCGTCTATCCAAGAGCTTAAGGCAGCCTCTAACGCAGCATATTCGTCGCCTGAGGTTGTCGGGTTAGAAATTAAGCCCGGCACGATGAAAGGATATTCGGACAAGACGCAGGTTGCCCTCAATGCTGATGGCTTTGACGATATCGTTGCGCCAAAGACGTTCGCTTTGCTTCAGCGCGTGCAGCAGTTTCCGGAGGGGGCGACTGTTACGGGGCAGAACATCAACAGCCTGCGGAAGACGCTTGGTAAACTGGCGGGCTCGACAGACCCCACCGAGCGAGCAGCGGCAAGTTTCGCAATTGACCATCTCGACGATTTCATCCCGAAAATCCCCCGCGCCGACATTCTTAAGGGTGATGCTGCTGCGGCGGCTGCCAGGCTAGAGGAGGCCCGTGGCAATTGGGCTGCGGCAAAGCAGTCGGAGAAGCTCGACAAGAAGATTGCCAAGGCGGAGATGCAGGCCGACACCTCCAATTCAGGGATGAATGTCGAAAACCGAATTCGCACTCAGATGGGCAAGATTGCGATTGATGAGAGGGAGGCACGTGGCCTTACCTCTGCGGAGGTTGCTGAAGCGAAGAAGATCGCCGAAGGCACAAAGCTCCAAAACGCTACGCGAGCCGCTGGTAACCTGTTGGGTGGCGGCGGCGGATTGGGAGCCGTCGTTACAGGCATCCCGTCCGGCGGCCTCGCCCCTGCTGTTGGCTTTGCTCTTAAGCTTCTATCGAACAGAGTGACATTGAAGCAGGCAGAGCGACTATCCGCCGCCATTCGATCGCGCGCGCCGCTCGCTAGTTCCGTGGAAAAGTTCGGTGAAGCTCTAGCGAAGGCCCATGCGGAAAAGTCGGCAGGAAATTATGCTGGGGCGGCGATTGCCGCTCGAAATCTATCGAGCAACCTGCAAGGGGCAGGAGGTTATCAAGCCGCCATCGGAAGCCTATTGCGAGATCTGGAATCGCCTACTCGCCGGGGTGAATGATGGTCCGCTTTTGCTGGATGAACTCCCGAAGAGACCGGGGGCCGGGGTCATATAGATTGCCGCCTCGAAGCTTGCGGACGACCGAGACAACGACGGAACCGACTAATAACGCCGGCAGTCCAACCACTATAGCTGTCAGCATCTTATAGGGCCCACCCACATGCTCAAACGTCTTTGCCTCGCCCTCGCGGGGCTTTTTGCTTTGGCCAGTGTAGCACAGGGAGCCGGGACCGTCCCCGGCTTCTCGCTTACGCCGCAATTCGACCTGACCGGCAAAATCGCGCCGGGGTGTAAACTCTACATTATCCAGGCCGGAACGACCAGCACTCCGCAAAACGCCTATCAAGATACTGGACTGACTCAGGTTTTGCCGAACCCTATGACCTGCGATGCTGGTGGACGAATTCAGCAATGGTTCGTAGCGGATGGCTCGATCAAACTCCGGCTGACCGACAAGAACGGCGTCCAGATCTTCGTCGGCGACAATCTGCTAGTGGTCGGCCCGTCTTCTGGCGGCGGCGGCGGCGGCGGAACGATTGACCCGACGACGATTGCGGCAACGGGCGATCTCAAAGTCAGTTACGGCACCTCTGTCCTGACGGGCTGGGTCCGAGCGAATGGCCGGACGATCGGGTCTGCGACCTCCGGCGCGACGGAACGAGCAAACGCCGATTGTCAGGCGCTCTTTCAATACCTCTGGGGTGTAGATGCAAACCTTGCTGTGAGCGGTGGTCGGGGCGCGAGCGCGGCGGCTGACTGGGCGGCCAATAAAACCATCGCTCTTCCGGACTGGCGCGGCCGCGCGCTCGCCGGTCTCGATGACATGGGCAACTCTGCTGCGGGACGTTTGACGGCGAGTTATTTTGGCACGACAGCAACGGTGCTCGGTGCCTCGGGC